CCGTGACGATGGAAGGGATATACGGGCAATGATCTCCCCTCGCCAGCGTTCCTCCTCCCTGCGCTGGTGCTTTACCGCACGGCCCTTGTTGTCCGGGGTCTGCGGCCTTTCTTCCAATGCGTAGAGAAAAACGTACTGCGCGGCTCGTCGCGCACGTTACAGGGTCTTTGCGCGAGCAATACGAGCTGTTCGTAGCCGAAGAGGGAAACGTCGTTTCTATGTCCGATTACCTGTTCGGTGTCCTTGAGGAGCACGCTGAGAGGCGCGAAGCCATGCGTGTAGTTAAGCAAAAGATCGGACGGAGGGTGGGGCATCAGTAGTTACGCAGTGGCACACAATTTTTTTTTGACCCTGCTGTGGCACAGATTGGCACAGTAGAAAAGACGTAAGCGGAAAACAAGACACACCGGCCAAAAGACCGGGGAAGGGCTCTAGGGTTGAAGGTCCAAGGAACTAGGGGTGTTTAGTGGCGCGGATAAGAACCGTGAAGCCTGAGTTTTTCCGCCACGAGCTTTTGCAGGATCTCGAAATTACCAACCAGGGCAAATACCCGATGCTGGTTTTCGCCGGCCTTTGGGGTCATTGCGACAAGTCCGGAAGCTTTGAGTGGAGGCCGCGAATACTCAAGCTGGACATCCTTCCATTCATGTCTTTCGACATGGCCGAAACCCTAACGATCCTCGCGCAAGCCGGATTAGTCGAGAAATACACCGTGGATGGAAAGGAATATGGACACATTCCAAGCTTTGAAGATCATCAACGCATAGGAGGGAAAGAAGCCCAAGAACCATCGAAATATCCGGCACCTATAGGTGAACGAGCAGGGAAGGAACGGGGAAGCACTCGGGAAGCAACTGGGAAGCAGTTGGGATTGCAGGAAGGGAAGGGAAGGGAAAGGAAAGGAGATAGCGCTAGCGCGCTGCCTGACTGGCTTCCTCTTGAGGCATGGAAAGGCTGGTTAGAGGTCAGGACTAAGGTCAAGGCCCCGAATACTCATCGTGCCCTCGCGTTGGCTTTGGGGGAGCTGGCCGCGCTGCGAGCCGCCGGGCAAGACCCGGCCGCCGTGCTGGACCGGGCCACGGTCAAGGGCTGGAAGTCGCTCTATGCGGTGACGCCGGATAAACCAGCCCACGTTGGGGAAATCATTTGAGCGCCGAAGACTTCCTCTCGCGTTGCCGCAAGGTGCGGCAGACCGGCCCTGGTCGTTGGGTGTGTTGCTGTCCCGCCCATGACGACGAAAACCCAAGCATGAATGTCAAGGAAGAGGCGGACGGCAAGTTACTCGTCATTTGTCGCGCCGGTTGTAGCCCGGAGGAAGTGCGAGAGGCGGTTGGTTTGCCGTGGGCCGCATTCTTCCCGCCGCAGCCGAGGGTCCGGTATCGGAAGGCGGCTGCCCGGATTCCGGTGCAGGACATGCTCGCTGCGCTGGATTTCGAGCTTGAGATTGTGCGAATTGCGCTGGCTGATCTTCAAGCCAAGAGGCCGTTTAGCGATGTGGATCTAGCGAGGTTTGAGCTTGCGCGCCAGAGAATCGAGAACGCGATAAGGATCGCCCGTGACGGCCACTAATCGCGGTGCTCAGTATCTCGACTCACTCGCGTCTCGAGCGGCTGCGGTGATTAACGGAGATTCTATCGACTGGGCGAAGTACATGGACCCGGAAGAGAAGTCCCGAATCATTCCGGCCGAATCGCTGGCCGAGCGGGGGAAGAAAGCTCTAGCGCTGGGCCCGGCTGCGGAATCTGGATTGACCCTTCCGTGGCCGAAGACCGAAGGAAAAGTTCTTCTAAGGCCCGGAAAACTGGCGGTGTGGGCTGGCTGGACCCATCACGGCAAAACGCAGATGGTGAAGCAACTAATGCTCCACGCGATCAAGAGCGGCGAGAAAGTCTTGATCGCCTCGATGGAGGAGGAGGTCTTAGACGTTTGGAAGGACATGGCGATTGCTGCCTGCGGAGCGCAAGAGCCGAAGTTGCGCGAGGTTGATAGGTACATCGAGTTCGTCAAAGGAAAACTCTGGCTCTACGACCAACAGGGCATGGTTGACGCTAGAAAGATTCAAGCCGTAGTGAGATTCGCGGCGAAGGAATTGGGCGTCACTCATGCGGTAATCGACTCGCTGATGATGCTCGCGGTAGATCGTGACGACTACGAAGCGCAAGCCCGTTTTGTTGGAGAACTGAAGACCACCGCGAAAGATACCGGGGTCACGATCCACCTAGTAGCGCACATGAGAAAGCGCGACGGGAAAACCGGCGACGACGCTCCAGGGACCATCCACGACATTTCAGGAGGTCATGAAATCGGATCGAAGTCCGATTACGTCTTCATCGTCTGGAGAGACAAGAAGAACAAGCCCGACTGCCACCTCAAGGTCGATAAGCAGCGAGGCCGGGTTAGCTGGCTCGGGACCATCACGCTGAACTTCCATCAATCAGCAAAGCAGTTTGTCGAAGACGTTCACCCTCAAAGGTTTTGGGATGAGCAAGGCCAAGAGTTCTAACTGGGACAAAGCGCCTGAGAGCGCGAAGTTCGTCAAAGGAATGCGCGCCGTCTTCGGTGCGGATGTGAAGGTGCTTTACGTCAAGGAAAACGATTTGCTCTTGGGAGAACCCTGTGACGACGGCTTTGAGCTGGCTTCGGCTACTGCGTTTGACGTGGAAGGAAAGAAGGTACTGGAGAGAAAGAAAGCGGCGTGAGTCAGCCCATCCGCATTGACCGCTGTCCGCACTGTTCCGGTGTTCTCCGCGAGAGATCCATCGAGCAGAACGCGAAGGAGCCTGAATGAGAGAGCAGTGGAAAGACGTGCCTGGGTGGGAGCGGTTGTACGAGGTATCCGATTGGGGCCGCGTCAGATCCATTCCGCGTCTCGGTGTGAAGGGGAAGCAGGCTGGCCGTGTATACGGCGGGAATTTACTGTCGCCAGTGAAAAAGCGTGGGACTGGGTATTTATGCGTGACGCTTAGAAAGCACGGCGCTTTCTGGCAGGAGTCGGTTAATCGGCTGGTGCTCATGGCATTTGTCGGGCCGGCGTTGGATAGGCAGGCGTGCCACAAGAACGGAGTTAGGACCGACAACCGCTTGGAGAATTTGTACTGGGGAACCATTGCCGAAAATCAGGCCGACAAGGTGCGTCATGGCAATTCGTTGCAAGGAGAAAAGAACCACCACCACAAACTGAGCGAGGAGCAGGTCCGGGTAATCAAGGCGAGCGACAAGAAGCAGTTAGAGCTGGCGCGAGAGTTCGGCGTAAGTCAGGTTCTTATCTCGCGCATACGCAGGGGAAAGGCATGGACGCACGTCCGTTAGCCATAGATAGGTGCCCCCATTGCGCCGGAGTGTTGCGCCAGAGAAGCATTGAGCAAAACGCGAAATTGCATAGCGTCCTTCAAGACATCTCCACTCAAAAGCAATGGGCTGGGAAGTGGCTTGATGTCGAAGCCTGGAAGCGCTTGATGGTGTCCGCGTGGGAAAGAGCCAACGGCCGAGCGGCGGAGTTCTACCCGGCTTTGGATGGACAGGGATTCGATGTGGTCTATCGAAGAACTTCCCGCATGAACAAGAACGAAATGATCGAACTGATCGAGTACGCAACGGCGTGGGCGATCGATAACGATGTACAGCTCCATGAAGAAAAAGCCGTCGCTTAAGTCACTCAAGAACAAGGCGTGGAGGTTATGCAGTGAGTTCATCCGTCGTAGATATTCGGACCAAGGCGGCTTTTGTGGCTGCTACACCTGCGGAGCCCCAATCCACTGGAAGTACGAAGCCCAAGCTGGTCACGCCATCCCTGGACGACATAACGCTGTGCTGCTTGACGTGGAGATCCTTCGCCCTCAGTGCTATCGCTGTAACTGCGCTATGGGAGGTCGTTATCACATCTTCATTACGAAGCTCATCCGCGAGAACGGGCTTGAGTGGTGGGAGGAAAAGCTCATTAAGGCTCGTCAAACCGTAAAACTGACGCGAACCGATTACGAGGAAAAGATTGGAGAGTTCCAACGACTGTTGTCTGATCTTGATGAAAGAGCCGGAAACCCCGAATTGGCTGAAGCCGCTTAAGGGTGGTACGTGGCTAGACCAAGATTCCAAGAGCCCAACGGACCCGGAAAAGATCCAAAAGAAAATGGCTCGGGGTGGTACGTGGCTAGACCAAGATTCCAAGAGCCCAACGGACCCGGAAAAGATCCAAAAGAAAATGGCTCGGGCTAGAGAGTTATCCGAGGTCTACAGGCAGACGAAGGTGGCGGACATTCTTGGGGTGTCTAGGGCCACTGTGTCTAGATGGCTGCGCAGCAAGTGAGGATCATGGTGGCCGGCGACGCGATGTTGGATCGCTATTGGTTCGGGGATGTGTCTCGCATTTCTCCCGAGGCTCCTGTCCCAGTTGTTCGCATGATCCGCGAAGAGGAAAGACCTGGTGCTGCTGCGAACGTAGCTAGAAATGTAGAGGCTATGGGCGGGGAGTGCGTTCGTGTCTTCGGGTCTGGAAAGCCGATCGAGAAACTTCGCCTCATCGCCAGGAACCAGCAGGTAGCGCGGGTGGACTTTGACCACGCGCAAGAGCCGATAGAAGAACTACCGGGTGTTGAGTCGTGCGGTGTGGTGGTGTTCTCAGACTACGGGAAGGGCTCTCTTGCCCACGTCAGGGACTTAATCCAGACGGCCAAATCTGCCGGGGCGACCGTGTTGGTGGACCCCAAGGGGCATGACTACGAGAGATATAGAGGGGCGGACGTGATCAAGCCCAACCTGAACGAAATGAAGGAACTGGTTGGAGGCTGGTCGAACGAACTACAGCTTACCGCGAAGGCACAGAAGCTAAGGCTCGAGGCCGGCATCGGGGCGATTCTGCTCACCAGGGCTGCGGATGGGATGTCGCTCTACGACGATGCAGGCATGACCCATATCGAGGCGGTGGCCCAAGAGGTCTACGACGTATCCGGGGCGGGAGACACGGCTATAGCTGCCTTGGCGGTGGCTTTATCTCGAGGTTATTCCCTGCACGCTGCGGCCGGCTTTGCTAACCGTGCGGCGGGGATTGTTGTTGGGCGGTTCGGAACTGCGGTGGCTACCGCAGAGGAGGTGTTCGGTGCTTGATGCGGTGAAGAAAGCGAAGCGCGTTTACATCATCGGCAATGGGGGGTCTGCGGCCAACGCCATGCACATTTGCAACGACCTCCTGCTGTGCGGGGTGAAAGCTTTTACCTTGGACCCGGCGACGCTGACAGCCAGTGCGAATGACTTCGGATATGAAACCGTATTCGAGAGGTGGATTCGGGTGGTGGGTGAGCCGGGCGATCTGCTGATTGCTCTTTCGGGTTCTGGCAAGTCACCCAACATCCTGAACGCGATCAAAGCCGCAGAAGAAATCGGGATGGATGTCCATAGGGAGTTTGGCTATCCGAAGGGCTTGGACATGCAAGCCGCCGAGGAGATGCAAATTAACCTCGGGCATGGCGTTATGAAGGCGTTGCGTGGACGCTACTGACCTCATCGCGTTTGAAAAGTCTGTAGCGGAGTCCTTCGAGGCTGGCGAGATCCACGGTCCCATTCATCTATCCGGGGGTAACGAAGAACAGTTGATTTCTGTGTTCAAGAACATCGGTCGTGATGACTGGTGCTTTTCAACATGGAGAAATCACTATCACGCGCTACTGCACGGCATCCCGCAAGACAAGGTGATGGCAGAGATTCTTGCTGGCCGGAGCATGAATCTTTGTTTCCCAGAGCACAGGTTCTATTCCTCTGCGATCGTCGGCGGGATTCTGCCTATAGCCGTGGGAGTTGCTGCAGGACTGAAGCGCAAAGGCTGTCAACGCAAGGTCTGGTGTTTCGTTGGGGATATGGCCGCCTCAATCGGGGCGTTTCATGAGGCGAGCGAGTACGCAGCAGGACAGGATCTACCTATCACTTTCGTTATAGAGGACAACGGCGTATCCACCAATGCTCCGACGAGAGAGTGTTGGGGTGGTGGGCGTATATACAAGTCGATTCGCTATCACTACAAGCGGATGTATCCGCATTCTGGGATCGGTAAATGGGTCCAGTTCTGAAGCGAGAAGACGAAACCGCCGTCAGCTATTTCCAGGCGTTGACGGAGGAGATGACCATGCTTGCCCAGCATCCCAAGACTTTGTTCGTTGGGCAAAACATGAGGTACGACGGCCAGAGGATGCACGCGAGCTTTGCCGGTGTGCCGATGGAGCGAAGAATTGAAATGCCGGTAGCCGAAGACCTGCAGATGGGTTTCTGCACTGGCCTTTCCCTTGAGGGCTATATCCCCGTCTGTGTCTATCCGCGCATCGACTTCATGCTCCTCGCGGTGAACCAGCTCGTAAATCACTTGGACAAGATGGAGGGGTTCCAGCCCAAGGTGATCATCAGGACGGCGGTGGGCTGCAAGAAGCCTCTTAATCCAGGCCCCCAACATACCCAAGATCATTCCGAAGCGTTCGGACTGATGCTCAAGAACATTCCGGTATTCGAGTTTGTGCCCGGCATTTACCACTATGCTCTAACGCTGCCGGGGAGTGTTGTGGTGGTTGAACGAATGGAGTTTTACTGATGTCCAAAGCGAGAACGATAAGACTAACGCCGGAAGTAAAGCCGCTGGATGTGCTGGTGATGTTCGGTGAAGACGTGCCGAGCGATCAGCAGGGGCCGGCGCTTTTGGCTTTCGAGAAGGTCTTGAGAAAAAGCACTGGCTTGGATGTGCGGGTGTTCAAGAACCGCATGGGCGACGACTCAAAACTCCGGGTGATGATGACGAAAGAACAAAGGGACAACCTATGAACGTGAGCGATGTTGCGAAGGGCAAAGGGACGTGGGTCTTGCTGGATCTTCCAGTGCCGCTTGAGCCTGTCATGGTGGATATTGATCGCCCTCTTGAGGATCAGTTACCTCGCGGGCCATACCTCGAGGCCGCGCAAGCGATGCTCGATGCTGTGGAGGAACTGTGAGCTCGTCTCTCCCGGAGTTGGTTGACCACATCGTAGGGAAACCCATCGACCCGTCCGAGCTGGTCTTGGATGGAACAAAGGTTGGTTGGTATCCAGAGAGAATCGCCGCGTGGCAAAGGGGCGAGAAGATCGCGCCTATCACGATGGATGTAGCTTGGACGCGGAAATGCAACTACGCCTGCGAATTTTGCTACGCGACTATGCAGGCATCCAAGGGAAAGGAAATCACCCGTGAGATCGCGCTCCAATTCCTCGAGGATGCCGCAGAGATCGGCGTTAAGGGGGTCTCCCTCATTTCAGACGGGGAAAGTTCCATCGTGCCCTTTTACGCCGAGTCCATTGAGCACGGCCATAAGGTCGGCCTTAAGATGGGGATCGGCACCAATGGCTTTGTTCTCAGAAAGCCGATCCTTGAGCGAATCCTCCCGCACCTGACCTACTTTCGCTACAACTTCAGTGGCGGCACGAAGGAAGGATACTCAAGGATTATGGGCGTCAAGCCGGAATGGTTTGACGTAGCCGTCCAGAACGTAAAGGACGCGATGGAGATCAAGCGCCGGGACAACCTTCCGGTGACGATCAACATGCAGCTCGTCCTCGACCCAAAGAACAACGCGCAACTTATTCCATTCGCGGAACTAGCAGCCCAGATCCGCCCCGACTACGCAATCATCAAGCATTGCGCTGATGACGTAGACCACACGCTAGGCACTGACTACACGCAATACAAAACCCTGGATGAGGTGTTCGACCGGATAGAGCAGATCGGCAAGGAATCGGGCGTCCACATCGTTATCAAGCGCGACCGGATGAAGGACGACGGCAAGCGCGATTACTCGCGGTGTTACGGCCCCCCGTTCATCACGCAGATGTCTGGGAATGGTCTGATCGCCCCATGTGGGTTTCTCTTCAATGAGAAATACAAAGCCTTCCACATCGGGAACATCTGCGACACCCGCTTCAAGGACATCTTCCAGTCAGAAAGATACTGGACCGTCATGAAGTACCTGGCGAGTGAAGAGTTTGATCCTCGCAAAAGATGCGGCCCTAATTGCTTGCAGACGCAAACCAATTCATTTTTGTTCCATTACGTCAATGGCAAAAAGACTCTGCCGATAGGTAAGCCTCCCCCACATCTGGAGTTTCTGTGAGCGCCGTGCTGGCGATGTGTCTCCCATACGAGCTGGACGATCGCCGGCTAGACGAGCTTTTGAGGCTTTGGGAGCGGTGGATGTCTTCGAGCCAGCCCTACCGGGAGCTTTGGTATCCAGACACCGCCTGCGGCTGCGTGGGAGGGGGCTACTCGCAGTCTTTTGACGACATGGTGGAGGCGGGGGACCTACGGGCGGCGGAGGCCGTAAACGGCGCCATAGACAGCCTGAGCCCCGCCCAGCAATGCGCCATCCTCCACGTCCACCTGTATGCGGTGTTCCGGTTCAAGAGGCTGGATGTGGAGCAGGTCTACCTAGACGCCCGCCAGGCCCTAAAGGTAGGGCTCCCGGCGAGGGGGGTTTACTAACCATTGCGCTGTATAAAAAACCATGCTATAACCATCGCCGGGCCATTGCGCCCAGAGAAAACGTGAGGCCCGCCTAGTGCGGGCTTTTTGCTTATGGCGTTCTGTCTCACAGATCGCCAGCGCCCCCGGTCAACGATCCTGGTCCTTCAAGGCAGGGGAGATCGCGGGCGCAACCTTAGGGAATTACATAGATGACTGGCGCTGAATCTTTCGCCGTCTCCGCTCGCGCTTCTTCGCCGGCTTGCTCTTTGGCTTCGGGCGGTGCGCGAGCACGAGATCGAGCACGGCATCTAGGGCTTTTGGGCCGCGCAGCGTGTCGAGATTCTTGCCGCATGCCTCGCGCAGTCTCTGGAGGAGGAACCACGCGGATTTCTGCGTGACGCTCAATTCCTTGCTGAGCTGCATGGACGAGATACCCTTGCGCGCGGTAACGAGCAGGTACATGGCGTAGAGCCAAGTGCGCAGCGGAATCTTGCTGCGCTCCATCACGGTCCCGGTGCGCACGGTGAATTTCTCGCCATCGCTCGCCCGGCATGCGTAGCAGCGGTAGATGCCGGGCGAGTGCGCGCCGATCCGGTCGCTCGTGCAGACCGGGCAGCGCGGGCCGTTCGGCCAGCGGCGCGACTCGATGTAGTGGCGCGCGGCCGGCTCGTCCGGGAACAGCGCGAGGAGTTGCGCGGTGCTGATGGTGATCTTGTCGTTCATGGGTTTACTCCGGCTCGTCAGTCCAGTCGCACTCGAGACAGCGACGCACGCTGGTATCGCAGCCGCTGCTGCAGGAGGCTGCTAGATGCGTCGTGAGGATGATCTCCCCGCTGCGGCGGGGACAGATCTGCTCATTGAGCCATGAGCGCGCCGCAACGCGAGCGCCATGCGGCACAGCGCGTCACGCTCTCGCGGGGAGATCTCTACATACTGCAGCCCGTCGCGACTGCGTGCTCTGCGCCGGATCTCGGATTGATTTTGGTCATGGGTTACTCGTCGGGGGTCACGAAGTATTCGAGCGGCGAGGCGGCAAGGGAGCCGTCCTCGCGTACGCCGTGGACCCAATACCGCTTCCACGGAGCGCGCTCTTCGTGTTTGACCGGCGCGCGCTCTACGGCACGCGAGGTCTCGCACCCAATGACGAGATACGGCTTGTCGGCGAGGTACTTATCGATTGCCGCTTGCGCGGATTCGGCGTCGATCACTGGTGCGGGTGCGTTCGAGATATTCGGCTCGATGCGGAATTTCATCTGTGTCTCCTAGTAGTAGTGGTCGTGTACTGCAGCCTCTATTCTGCACATTTCTGCGCGCCAGTCAAGTATATTGTGCGCTTGGGAAATGCCTTATAAATCAATGCGCCAATCATGTATATAATTCCCCAACCTTAATCCACGGGTCATGCCCGTGGCGTCGGAGTGGCCGTCAGCACTGAAGCGACGTTGCGCCTTCGGAGTGTGGCTTCCCCTTGTTGGATAGCGGCTGCCGAACTAAGCTAGCCAACCAGCGACAGGTGGCCGCTCTTTCGTGAAGTCTCGCCTCGACCAGACAGTAGGCCGCTGGGCTCCTGCGCTACGGACCACAAATTCAACCGCTACCGAAAGGCGTGGAATGGCCGGCGTTAAAGGGATGCATAGACGGGCTTCTACTTCGGCAGCGTATGCCGAGGCAGTCCGTGCTCGCATTCGCGCCGGAGGAATAGCAAAAAGGCTTGAAGAACACGTAATTGGCAAAAGGGATATGACTTCAACCCAAGTTCAAGCCGCCTTGGGCCTTCTAAAGAAAGTCGTCCCTGACCAGCAGCATACGACCCTCGCTGGAGATCCAGAGCAGCCGTTAGGCGTGATGGTTGGTTCGGCCGAGGAGCTGCGTAAGAGCCTGAAGTGAGGCTTTGGGATGTGCCGCTGGCCGATGTGCTGGCGGAGTGGGACAAGATCGACCAAGGCGGTACGGACCTAGCCGGCATTAGGGCTTTATGCTTAGAGGACAGGTTCTATCTCCTCGTCAAGGCTCTTAGACGTTACGACGCCTTGCACCCGTGGGTGTATGCCCGGTGCAGGGAAGTAGAGAAACGGCCGGACGATTGCCTGGACCTGTGGGCTCGGGAGCACTACAAATCCACTGTCATAACCTTTGCCGGCGTGATTCAGGAGATTCTGAGAGATCCTGAAATCACGGTCTGCATCTTCAGCCATACCAAGGGAATAGCTCGGAAGTTCTTCCGGCAGATCAAGTTGGAGTTTGAGAGTAATGACGTTCTCAAGCGTGCGTTTCCAGACATCTTGTGGGCCGACCCGCACAAAGAGGCCCCGAGGTGGGCGGAAGAGACTGGGTTAGTAGTCAAGCGTAAGTGCAACCCCAAGGAATCGACGCTAGAGGCTTGGGGGTTGGTGGATGGGCAACCAACATCCGCTCACTATCGCTTAAGAGTCTATGACGACGTAGTAGCACCTGAGTCTGTGACCACACCGGACCAGGTGCAGAAGACCACGGCGGCTTGGGAGCTGTCCGACAACCTCGGAATGGTCGGCGGTAGGAAGTGGCACGTAGGCACTCGTTATTCGTTCGCGGATACCTACCAATCCATCCTCGAGCGGAAAGCGCTAAAGGCGAGGATCTATCCCGCGACTGACACGGGGCACCCTGACGGGAATCCTGTGCTCCTCTCGAAAGAGCAGTGGGAGGAGAAGAAGGTAATCCAAGGGCCGGCGACTATCGCCTGCCACTGCGCCGGAACCACGGTCCTGATGGCTGATTGGACGTACAGGGCCATCGAGGATGTGCAGGTTGGTGATGAGGTGGTCGGGTTCGTTCCTGGGGTTGGCAAGGGGCAGAAGATGCTCCTTAAGAAGACCAAGGTGCTAGCGACCAACAAGCGCCGCGCCTTGGCGAGGGAGTACAGCCTAGAGAGCGGCGCAGTTGTTCGTTGTACGCCGGATCACAAATGGGCCACGCTACGTAGCGGTTTAGACGGGCACAGTCCCTATGCCGCATTGGGTGATTTGGGTAAGCGGGATCTGAGGACGCTCCATCGCATCGCCAATGACCATGTGGCGGAAGATAGGCCGGAGTGGCAATACCTCGCGGGCATTCTTGATGGCGAAGGCACGGTATCTGGTGGTCGGGTCGTCATCACGCAGAGCCACGAACACAACCCGGAAGTTGTTGCGAGGATTCGGCAAACGCTAGATACGCTTGAGCTGGACTACTCCACCTATTCGCGACCAGGGACTGAGCGCAAGAAGGCAAGCACGCTCTTTCTGATAAACGGTGGCAGGCATGAGCGCCACAGGATATTGCTGAACGCTAGGCCGGCGAAGAGGGCTGCGCTTATCGAGTCAATGTATTGCAGGATCGGGGGCAAGGCGAAGTCCGAGTCTGATCGAGTTACAGGGTGGACCGAGTTAGGCGAGCAGGATGTGTTCAACATCCAGACGGAGACCGGGAACTACATCGCCAACGGGTACGCATCTAAAAATTGCCAGATGCTTCAGAACCCATTGGCTGGTCAGCAGGCGATGTTCAATGCCTTGGACATCGTTAGGTGGGAGGTAAGACCTGCGACGCTGAATGTCTACATCCTGGTAGACCCGGCGAGGTCGATGAAGAAAGGTTCGGCCAATACCGCGATGGCGGTGATTGGCGTGGACGCAGGTAGGAACAAGTATCTGCTGGATGGATTCAACCATCGCATGGACTTAAAGAAGCGGTGGGAGAACGTCCGAGAGTTGAGAAGGAAATGGATTCAGCAGCCGGGGGTCCAAGGTGTTTACGTCGGCTATGAAGCCTACGGGGCACAGGCCGATCTCGATTACTTCAACGAGCAGATGGTGATCGAGAACAACAGCTTCCCGATTGAAGAACTGAAGTGGCCGAGAGACACAGAGCCGAGTAAAGACGACCGAGTACAGCGGTTAGGACCGGACTTTAGGGCTCACAAGTTCTATCTACCAGCCCTGATCCTGCAGCAAGGTAAACCATGCTTCTGGAACCTGAAAGCTGGTGCGGCTGGCGGGTTGGAGTTGCATTACAACGAGATGACCCAGCCCACGGCTTTGATGGCTCGAGTCATCAAGGAAGGCAGTCCGTTCCGGGTAGCCAAACCAATCAGGCAGGTTGACTCGGAAGGCAATCTTTACGACCTATCGCGTCACTTTATCGAACAGCAGATGCTCTACCCGTTTGCTCCGTTGAAGGATCTGGTGGACGCGGCGAGCAGGATCTACGACCTAAACCCGGTTCCTCCTGTCTTGATAGACGAGAGCGAGACCATGCCAGAGGTGTACGCCGATGGAATCTAACGATCCCAACATCAGCTATCGAGTGATCAACTGGCTGGAGCTGGTGAAACAACAATGGGGCGACGCTTTCTACGAGCCCGATGTCTCTTACGAATGGTCGAACAAGCGTGAGTTCAAGGACACCCAGAAAGCCCCCGGTCAGACCTAGCGTTGTCTACCGGGAGTCCAACGGCAGGTCTTTTTATGACCCCAGAGACAGGGGCGGGCCGTACTCGACCGTCGACACCGGGTTTCTCTTGATCGAGGATCAGCAGGGCAGGGCTGGGATTGCTGGTAATGCCATCGCCCAAGAGGACGGCTCAAAGCTTTTCCATGAGTGAGTTCGGGGCTCTCTTTGATGCCGAGTACGACAGCCTGCCCGAGGGGTTGAAGTTGATCTACAGCCCCAAGGAATACGCCTGGATGACGCCAGAGCGAAGGGCGCGGTTGATTGAAGAAGAGACCCTACCGGAGGCGTTCGAGGACTAAGGAGAAAGCCATGAAAGACAAGATGCCAAAGGGAATGCCGACCAAGGAAATGAAGAAAGCCATGCCGGCGAAGAAGGACATGGATAAGAAGATGAAGGAAGAGAAGCACGACCCGATGATGGCCGGGTATCACAAGGAAAAGATGGCGTGAGCGGCTATCACGTCATCGTCGAGGGCAAGACCGGCGCTGATGAGACTTTGGCTGGTCAGGCCATGCAGGCGGTGACGGAAGCCTATCCCGGTCATCCGTGGCACATTGACGTTAGGGATGGCTGCATCATCCTCAAGCACATGCGGATCTCGGGGAAGTGGGCGCAGATCAAGCACACCACCGGGATCTTCTCTGCGAGTCAGCTCAAGAAAGCGATGGTCACGCTTGGCGGTGAGTTTCTAGAGCGTGCTGGCATGGCTCGCGGTGCTCCGAAGGATGGTGAGTACAAGCGGATTGTGGACGGCATCCCAACCAAGGATCTATTGATTGGATAACACGAAGGCGCTACAGATAGCGCGGGATGCCTACAGTGCCTCCACGACCTATGTAGACGCCAATTTCCGCAAGCAGTGGGAAGACGCCTTGCGGATGTTCCAGTCAAAGCACCCTTTCGATTCAAAGTACAACCAGGACGCCTACAAGTATCGCTCGCGTCTTTTCAGACCTAAGACCCGTAGCGTCATCAGGAAGAATGAAGCTGCTGCTGCGGCTGCGTTCTTCTCGAATCTGGATGTGGTCAACCTTGACCCGTCGAACGAGAAAGACCCTAAGCAGGTCTTCGGGGCGCAGCTCTACAAGGCGTTACTGCAGTACCGTCTCACCAAATCCATCCCGTGGTTTATCACCCTGATTGGTGGATTTCAGGATGCGATGACGGTTGGGGTTGTTTGTTCTTACCAGTCGTGGAAGTACCGGGAAAAGCTGGAGAGCGAAAGACAGTATTTCCTAGATGAGCAGAGCGGCGTTCCGCTTCTGGGTATCGACGGCGGGCCGCTATATCAGGAAGCGAAGAAGGCTCGGATTCTCGAGGACCGACCAGCAATCGAACTTCGGCCGGTTGAAAATCTGAGGATTGACAGGGGCGCAATATGGACGGACCCCGTTAACACCTCCCCCTATCTCATCGACATGATCCCGATGTACCTTGGGGATCTCAAGGAGATGGGGCAGAAGAATCCCAAGACCGGGGAAGACGGCTGGAATATCCCGGAGGATTCAAAGCTCAAGTCTGCTACTCAGCAGGCTTACGATCCGACCCGGTTGGTGAGGGAGAACAACCGCGAGGATTCAAAGAATGTAGACCACGCGGTAAACGATTTCTCCATCGTGTGGGTGCATAAGAACATCGTCCGCGATAAGGGCGAGGATTTTTGCTACTACACGCTCGGCACTGAGCACATGCTGTCGCGGAAGGTGAAGCCGTTAGCGGACTTCTACTTCCACGGTGAGAGACCGTATGTGATGGGCTGTGCGATTATCGAGACGCACAAGATATACCCATCTGGGTATCCCGAGTTGGGCCGGGAGGTGCAGAAGGAGATCAACGAAGTAACCAACTCCCGCATGGACAACGTAAAGCTTGTGATGAACAAGCGTTACATCGTCAAGCGTGGGGCACAGGTTGATCTAAAGAGTCTTGTGCGGAACGTCGCTGCATCGGTGACTCTGGCGAACAACCCCGAGAGTGATGTGGTTCCGTTGGACTTCAACGATGTCACGGCATCCTCTTATCAGGAGCAGGACCGGCTGAACGTCGAGATGGACGAGCTGACTGGCAATTTCTCGTCATCGTCCGTGATGACCAACCGCAAGTTGAATGAGACCGTGGGCGGTATGGCGATGATGGGGCAGGGCGCCAACCAGATGACCGAGTACGGCATCCGTACATTCACGGAAACTTGGGTAGAGCCGGTCCTCAGACAGTTGGTGAAGCTCGAGAAGCACTACGAGACTGATGAAGTCGTCATAAAACTCATGGGCGACAAACTAGGTGCGCCGGTCAATGACGATGCCTTTGATACGGATGTAGAGCTGACCGTCAATGTCGGCATGGGTGCGACAGATCCCATGATGAGGCTGAACAAACTCTTAGCTGGTGCTAGAGCCTTCGCTGAGATTGGACAGCTTCAGGCGCAAGGCGGTGGGAATCTGAACGTCGAAGAGTTGGGTAAGGAAGTCTTCGGCGCGATGGGTTACAGGGATGGCGGGCGATTCATCCAGGAGGGTGAAGACCCGCGCATTCAGATGATCATGCAAGAAGCGCAAGCTGCCATTGCCGACCTGCAGGAACAACTTGCAGCGGCCAATGAGAAGCAGCAAGCGACGATGATGCAGCTTGAGATCAAGCGGGAACAGGCTATTGCTCAGGGCATTTTGAACGAGCAGATGGCGCAAGCTGAATTCGAGCGTGAGCGCGCGATCATGATGGAAGATTTCAGGCTAGAACGAGACAGGCTTAATGCCGAACTGGCCCAAGAGAATCGGCGTATTGCTCAAGAGTTCTTGGTGGCGATGAGACGGGTTGAAGGCCAGAACGAAGCGGCGAAGATCGCGGCCAGGAACAAGCCAAAGGTTAAGAAGGCCGCTTGACCGACGTAAGCACACAGACCTACTACGCCGAGGCGATCCTCGGTAAAGACGCAGAGGAGTTTCTAGCGTCTGACATTGGCAGGGTCATGCTGGCTCGAGCCGAAGAGATTGAACAAGAAGCCACCGAAGCTCTGGCGACGATCGCGCCTTGGAGGCGTAGACGGATCGCCCAGCTCCAGGCGGACATTTGGAAGGCAAGGAGCTTTAAGCAGTTCCTTACCGAGCTGGTGATTACCGGCCGGCAGGCGTTGCAGCATCTCGAAACACCAGAGAGTTAGAAAAACAAGGTAGTTGAACCCCAGCCCCGAAAGGGGCTTTTTTATTTCTGGAGACCGTATGGCCGCTACCCGTGAGGGCGTGGTGAATCCCCGTAACGAAATGATGGCCGAGATTAACAAGGCCAGGAACGAGCAGTTGGCGCAGGAGTTCAGGGAGGGCGGTGGAGATTTCGCCACCCTGGAGCCGGGCGAAAAGCCCGAGCCCAAGCCGGAATCGACTGAGGCGGCCCCTCCTGTCGATGGGGAAGCTCCTCCGGTTGAGGGTGAAAAGAAGCCAGAAGCGGCTGGAACCGAGACACCGCCAGAAACGCCGGAACAACCAAAGGCCAAGCGCAAGCTGAAGGTTGACGGGCAAGACCTCGAGGTAGACGAGGAGAAGGTGATTGAGGCGGGGATTGCCACCCTGCAGAAGCAGGCCGCAGCGGATAAGAGCCTCGAGGAGGCCCGCCGGCTTAGGAAAGAAGCACAAGACGAAGCCAGGCGCATTGTCGAAGAGGCAAAGAAGAATGCGACGGCTAAACCAGATCAAGAGACGACGGAGCTACCCAACAAGGGCGTTTCCGGCGTTGAGAGGCTGACCGATGACCTCTTTATCGAGACGGTAAAGAAGGTTCAATACGGCAGCGAAGCGGAAGCGAGTGCGGCGTTAAAGAACCTCATTGCAGAGGCGGTGAAGTCCGGGAAGCCGGCTGAACTTACCCTCAACGAGGTTGGTGAATATCTCGAATTCCGCGAGGCAATCAAGTGGGCGCACGACGAGTACAAGGACATCCTTGGTGATCCGAAACTGAAGACGCTTTTCTCCTCCGAAGAGAAGAGATTGAGAGCGGCGGGCGATATGAGGCCCTACCGCGAAGTCTACAAGGACATCGGGGACGGGTTGAAGGAATGGCTGAAGGAGAAAGCTCCTGCTCCATCTTCGCAACCCAAAGACCAGACCCGTCATGAACGCAAGGCTTCGGTTGTCGTGATCCCGACTGCTGCAGCTCGGCAGCCGGCTCCAACTCAACCCAAGGAGCTTTCCCCCTCTGAGATCGTAGATCGCATGAGGAAGGCTCGGCACCAAAACTAGGAGAAGCACATGGCAGGGCAAGTCTGGGCTGTGAACAGCCTGGGTGGCTTCATGTATTCGCTGAACCTGTCGGAAGAACTGCGTACCGCAGTGCAGCCGATGGTGAAGTTCCGCCAGTTCTGCGACGCGAAAGACGCCACTTTCGGCGGCAAGAAGAAGGGCGACATCTTTACGTGGGATGTCTACAAGGACGTGGCGACCCGTGCGGCATCGAGCCTCACGGAAACGAACACGATGCCGGAAACCAACTACACGATCGTTCAGGGAACCCTGACGATGGACGAGGGCGGTAACTCCATTCCGTACAGCGGCAAGCTCGATGATCTCTCCAAGCATCCAGTGAAGACGATCATCAACAAAGTCCTGAAGAACGACGCGACGAAGTGGTTCGATGCGAAAGCCCATGCGCAGTTCAACCGCACCCTACTCCGTGTTGTTCCTGCGGCTGCGGGTACGTCCACTGCGACGCTGACGCTCACGACCAACGGCACGGCGACGGCGACCAACAACATCGTGTTCCAGAAAGAACACGCCAAGCTGGTCTACGACCTCATGAAGGAGAGGAACATTCCCGGTTACACCGGGGATGACTACTACGCCGTGGGTTGGCCGTCCACGTTCCGCCGTCTCAAGAACGATCTCGAGTCCATCCATCAGTACACCGATGAGGGGCTGCGCATGATCATGAACGGCGAAATCGGCCGTTACGAAAAGATGCGTTACGTCGAGCAGACCAACATCCCGAAGGGTGGTGCGGCGGATTCCACGACCTGGAACGCCTTCACCAACGTGGCGGATGCGTGGAACGCCGGTGCGTCGGACTGGATCTTCTTCTTCGGTCAGGACACGGTTGCGGAAGCCATCGCGGTTCCTGAAGAGATGAGAGGCAAGATCCCCACCGACTACGGCCGTTCCAAGGGCGTGGCCTGGTACTACCTCGGCGGTTTCGGAGACCAGCAAAGCTCCATCGCTGGCAACGAGACCAATGCCCGCATCGTCAAGTGGGACTCGGCGGTTTAACAAATTAGGGTGGATCGGGCCTTCCCCCGCTGCCCGACTTATGCCGGATAGGGAGGCTGTCCGGTAGGAGAAAGCAATGGCAACGAAAAGCATGGCGTATGACCACCCGGCCTATACCGCCCCGTCGAGTGTTGGCGGGGTGATTGCGGCGGGTGTTAGCTCGCAGTTCAAGTTCCCCGCGTGGACGAACCTGATCCTCAAGTCGTGCCAGGTTCAAGCCAACGGGGGCGGTACTGGTGCGGCGCAAGACATCGTTCGTCTGCATCGCATCAGCGACCAGGGAACGACCACCACGTCTATCGGGGTGATCGGTACTTGGACGGCTGGGCAGTTCAATTCGGTCAACTACGTTGGCACCCACACCTTTACGCAAGGGGATGCCTTTGCGATCACGAAAGGCACGGATGCGACGGTGACGTATGCGGTATCGGCCGAGTTGTATGTTGTTCCCGGTGGAAACGTCACTGGCTGAGTGAGGTTCTGCTTCGCAGTACCCGTAAGGGATAAGGCGAAGTACCTGCGGAGGACGGTTAATGCCGTCCTCTCGCAGGACTGCCAGCCTATCGAAGTAATCTTCAGCGACCAGTGTTCAACTGATGGGTCTTGGGAGATCCTTCAGGACGTAGCGAGTAAGTACCAAGGCCCGCATCACCTGCGGATCATGCAGTGCCCGGAGACCCAAATCCGGGGGATGGCGGGATTGAACGTGCATCTCAACTGGATTCACAACCAGACGGATGCCGATGTGTTCATTTCCTCGGCGGCTGATGACTTACCAATGCCGTCGAGAGCAAGAAAAACAATCGAGGCTTTCGAGAAATACAACCCGAGCATGGTGATCACGGGGATGTATTTCCTTGAGGAAGATGGGAAGTACCACGGTGAGACTGGCTTCCCCGAAGAAGACGGCTGGGTGAATGTTGAACAGGTCTACAGCTACTTCATAGGCGGGTCTACCACACAGGCTTGGTCGAGATCCTTTTACGAAAGGATCAACGGGCTTCAGGGTGTTGGGAGTCCTGACATGGTGCTCCCGTTTCTCGCCTGTTTGGATAAGGGGGCCTACTTCCTGAAGGAAAGGCTTCACTGCTACTGCAAGGTCGTTGACGAGAACAACACCGGCCTTGAGGGCGTGTATGCCGCAGCAAAGACGGACGAAGAAAAACTAGCCCTAGAGGAATTGATGCACTTTCAGGTTACGGCCGGAGTCTTTACGGCTGCGTTGAAGATGCAAGAAGCCGGGATGGTGACGGATCAGGCTAATGGCGCGATCGTCAATTACATCCTTGATCGAGCCGCCAGTTGGCAAAACGTCAGACAAAGAATGTCACTTCAAAAAATCCAACCGCTGATGTTCAAAGCATGACCTGGAGAGCCGAAGACCCGCAGGGCAACGAGTCGCAAAAGATCATCTGGGAGCTGGTCCCCTATACGAGGGGCTATGGGTATGACCTAGGGTGCGGGCAGTGGAAAGCATTCCCGCATTTCATTGGGGTGGATAACCTCAAGGACACGAAGTTATTCGGGACACCCATGCAGCCGGACGTGGTTGTTCCGACGTGCGAGAAGCTGCCGATGTTCGCCTCCAATTCTGCGGACTTCGTTTTTAGCTCGCACATGCTCGAGCATGTCGAGGACTACAAATCAGCACTCAGGGAGTGGTGGAGGCTGATCAAAGTGGGTGGGTATTTGTGTCTGTACCTCCCCCACAAGAAGTTTTACCCGAACATTGGTCAGGAAGGTTCCAATCCAGACCATAAGCACGACTTCATGCCAGAGGACATCATCGAGGCGATGAAGGGGATTGGTTCTTGGGATCTGGTTGAGAACCAGGAGCGCGACGGCGGGACGGAATACAGCTTCTTCCAAGTCTATAAGAAGCTGAACAACACCAAATGCCGCTACTCATGCAACGATCCGAAGCCAGAAAAGACGTGCGCTGTAGTGCGTTATGGGGCCTATGGAGACCTTTTGATGGCCTCCACGGTGTTCCAGCAGCTTAAGGAACAGGGCTACCACGTCACGCTGTACACGGTCCCAAGGGCATGGGAAGTCATCAAGCTCAATCCCTACGTGGATCGGGTGATTTTGCAGGACACGGACCAGGTTCCTCCGGCTGCGTTGCTGGATTTCTGGGACTACACGGCGAAGAAGTACGACAAGTTCGTAAATCTCTCTGAAGCGATGGAGGGGAACCTGCTGACGATGGTGGAGAGATCAGCAGGCCGGTGGCCGCAGTCGATGCGGCATAAGTATTTGAACGTGAATTACCTGCAATTCCACGCCGATATTGCAGAAGTGCCGTTTAAGCCAGAAGTTAAGTTCTACGCAACGCCTGAAGAGAAGGCGTGGGCGAAGAAAGAGCGAGAAAAGCTCGGTGATTCGTTCGTAATCCTGTGGTCTCTGGCTGGGTCTTCCGTTCATAAGCACTACCCGCACATGGATACGGTGTTCGCCAGGGTCTTGGTTTCGTATCCGAACGCCAAAATCATCACCGTAGGTAGTGAGAACGAGAAGATGCTCGAGATGGGATGGGAAAACGAGCCTCGAATCGTCAAAAAAGCTGGTGAGTGGAGCATCAGGCAGTCGATGGCGATGATTCAAGAGGTCGATTTGGTGATCGGCCCCGAAACAGGCGTCTTGAACTGCGCGGCCTTCTACGATGTTCCGAAAATCGTGTTCCTTTCGCACTCGTCTGTCGAGAATCTGACGAGGGATTGGGTGAATTGCACGTCTCTTACCCCGAAAGACACGCCTTGCTACCCGTGCCACATGATGCATTACAGCTTTGACACCTGTAGAGAGGGATTCATGGAGATTCAGGGCAAGCAACAGCGTGTTGGGTCTCTGTGTCAGGTGAATATCACGCCAGATATGGCGTGGGAAGCGATTACGAGTGTCATGGACAAACAGGAGAGGAAAGCAGCCTAGATGACTACCTCAAATTCGGTCGATTTCAGCGTCGGCCGGGACGAGATCATCAAGGCCGCTTTGCGTGCGGCGAGGATTTTGGGGAAAGACCAAACCCCGGACTCTTCGCACATCACGACCGGGGCGGAAGCCCTGAATATGATCGTAAAGCAATGGCAGGGAACGGCTGATTTTGCCCCAGGGCTGAAAGTCTGGTCCCGTAAGACCGCGTATCTCTTTCTTCAGGACAGCCAAAGCCAATACAGCCTCGGGCCTTCAGGGGATAAGTGGGCTACGGCGTATTCGACTACCACGCTGGCAGCGGATAAGACCGCGAGTGGGACAAGCGTCACTCTGACGACTGCTATTGGGTCTAACTCCGACAACATTGGTATCGTTCTGGATAGCGGATTGATCGGATGGACGACGATTAGCTCTGGCGGTGGAACTACCAGCCTGACGCTTTCTACGAATACGCTAGGAGCAGCTTCTAGCGGTGCGAGGGTGTTCACCTACACCACGACGGCTAGACGGCCGCTAGAGATTCTGACGGCTGTATTGCGGGACACCAACACCAACGATCTTCCGCTTTACAAGATGTCCCTTGAAGCTTCAGAGGGTCGGCACGACAAGACTGCGGACGGTGATCCGCAGTTCTACCTCTACGAACCGTTCCTGACCAACGGGAAGATTACGTTCGACGTAGAGCCTGAAGACGTGACCAAGGTGGTGAGGATCATCTTCCTTGGTGCTTTGGAAGACTTCGACGCTGTAGCCGATACACCAGACTACCCGCAGGAGTGGTTCAGAGCCCTCAAGTTCCAGCTCGCTATTGACCTGTGGAGCGAGTACAAGGACGGAGATCCGCCGGCCAGCCTTTACAAGAGCCGGGATGAGTCTTTAGGTATCGCCCAGAACACCAATCCGAACACCACGGATATTTACTTCCAGCCTGGGCTGGAAACAGTAACAGACCTCGACCTCGAGTAAATGGGCTTGAAGTATCGCCTCTTCGGCGTTGGGCTGAAGGGGAAGAGTCCTGTCGTGTCCGCTCAACACAGGATTAACTGTTACTTGGAGCGGGTGGTAGACGAAGACACCGAACAAACGTCCATCATTGCCTCCCCCGGTATGGATCTGATGGGGAATTTAGGTGACACGCCCATCAGGGGATGGATTGTCGTTGGTGAGTTGATCTACGCAGTCCATAGGGACACGTTCTACGAGATCAACAACGGCGGGGTGGCCACCACGAGAGGAGTTATCTCCAGCTCTACGGGTAAGGTGGGGATGGCGTCCGATGGGAGCGTCATTCTTATTACGGATGGGATCGAGGGATTTACCTACACGATCTCTTCAACAACGTTGGCGGCGATTGCGGATGCCGATTTCCCCGATGCGGCTGAGACATGCTCTTGGGGCGGTGGTTACTTCAAAGTAGAGACCGGAGATCAATGGATGATCTCCGAAGACGGGACAACGTGGGACGCGCTTGATATAGCCACCGCTGAACACGCTCCTGATGGTGTTGTTAGGGTGTTCGACGATCACAGCGAAGCCCTGATCCTTGGCGATTACACCACGGAGTTCTGGGGCCTCACGGGGAACGCTGATTTTCCCTACCAGCCGATTAGGGGTTCTGCTGTTGAGTATGGACTAGCAGCCAAGTGGAGTCTTGCTAAGTTTGAAAACTCAGTAGCAGGATTGTTCAAGAATCGGCTGGGTCATGTTCAGGCAATGATGATCCAGGGCCATTCGATGGTCCCGATTAGTTCTCCAGAGCTGGACGTGATCATCAACAGGTATTCAAACCCGGTGAATGCGACTGGCTACTCCTATATGTTCGAGGGCCATTCGTTCTACCGGATCAACTTCCCGGCCGATGGGAAGTCTTGGGAGTACGACGGGACCGCCAGCAAGCAGATGGGAGTCCCAGTGTGGTGCGAGCGTCAGTCCGGCGTTGCTGGTGAGAGACATAGGGGTGAGTTGTGCGTTAACTACCTCAACAAGATCCGCGTATCGGATTTCGAGAACGGTAAGTTCTACACCATCAACGCAACGACGTACTCGGAGAATGGGGATAGTTACCCATACGAGCTGACGAGCCGTAGAGTAGTTAAGGACTTCGACCCCTTCACGTTGAACAAGCTTTACCTGGACTTTGAGACTGGCGTAGGTCTAGCTACTGGGCAGGGTAGCGATCCTCAGGTCATGCTGACCATATCGAGGGATGGCGGGCGGACCTTTGGACAGGAGATGTGGAGAGACCTTGGGGAAGTTGGGAAGTACAAGACCAGAGTTGAATGGCATCAGATCGGCACGGCGGATAGTTTCATCTTCAAGGTGCGGATCACCGATCCTGTGAAAAGACACCTGATGAACGCTGGTCTTTTGGAATGAAGCTGAATAACCCGCCCCTGAAAGAGGCGGCGGGGTCGGTGAGTTGGGAGACATGGTTTACGCAGCTTCTTGAGTACATCACGTTCGGGAAGTTCTGGACCGTGCGGACGGTGACTGCCGATTACACCTGTACCAAATATGACCAGGTAATTCTCTTGAATGCTGATGCTACGGTGACACTTCCATCAGTGGCGATCGGATTGCAGAAGCGGATTACTGTTAAGGCGATTAACGCCGGAGCTGGTACGAGAACTGTCAGCGGCGGGTCTGTGAATATCGACGGAGCAGCCACTGTGACTACCACCACCAGATACACATCGTGGGATTTCGTTACTGACGGCTCCAACTGGTTCATCGTATGACCACGGCACTGGAATATGCCTATGAGGCCCTTAAGCCTCGGCTTCCGATGTCGTTCGATGATTTCTGCAAAACCTTTGAGCCGTTTGAAATCATCGGCGTTAAGGGCGGCGCGGTGATGGTCAGAGGTAACGAGGTGCACGTCGCAGTCGTCAAGTCTGCTGAAGGTAAGTGGCTTTCCAGGAAACTCATCCGGCAAATACTCGGCAGGTTGATCTCTGAGTATGGAATGGCGGTAACTACCGTGATGAAGGACAACGAGCGCGGACAGCGCTTCGTTGAGAGATTGGGATTCAAAAAGACGAAAGAGGAACGAGGAACGATAGGCTATGAACTTCACGAACTTCTGTTCTAAGGTTTATCTAAGCCGTGCCCAGACTCGGGCGATGGCGAAGGATGAGCCTATCGGCGATCCATTCGGCGGCCCTGCTTTTGGGGAGCGGAATGACCCAGTGAGCACGATCGTGGCTGCGAGTGCTGGGGCAAATCTGCTCGGTGGAGCGATGGGGGCCAATGCGGCAGAGAATGCGGCCTACGCACAAGCCGAGGCCGCGAATAACGCAACTGCGCAACAAGCAAGCCAGTACAACCAATCGAGGTCGGACCTCGCTCCTTGGCGCGATTCTGGTGGGGATGCCATTCAGCGTCTTCGCGTATTGCTTGGCCTTGGAGAGAACAAGGGCTCCGCTGATTTCGGGTCTCTCAATCGCAGGTTCACTTTAGCTGATTTCGAGGCTGACCCAGTGAATCAGCTTGGGTTCCAGTTCGGTCTTGATGAGGGTTCTAAGGCGCTTCGCAGGATGTATGGGGCGAATGGAATGGGCCGATCCGGTGCTGCGGCGAAAGCCCTTACTCGGTTCGGTACGGACTATGCACGCTCCAAGGCCGGCGAGTCTCGAGCCCGTTTCCTTCAGGATCAGGACATCACCTTCAATCGCTTGTCTGGTGTTGCTGGAACTGGACAGACGGCCACTACCAACACCGCTCAACTAGGCGCTAATTACGCCACTAACGTAGGCAACAACCTGATCGGGGCGGCGAACGCTAGAGGGGCTTCTGAGATCGCTGGAGCGAATGCCTACGGCGGTGCTTTGAGCAACATCGGTAACAACGTGACCAGCGCGTATTTGATGAACAGCATGAATAGATCTCCGAGTGGCGGATATTCTTCGCCACGATTCATCTTGGATGATTCCATGAGTCATCTTGGATGATTCCATGAGGATGGGCTGATGCTTATTGATACCGACATCTACGGCCAACTGAGGCCGTTCAGGATGGACGACCCGATGGAACAGGCGTCCAAGGTCTATGCCATGCGTGCCAATCAGCTTGGCATCCAAGATGCCGAGAGGAAGTTACAGCTTGATGACGACCTTTCCCGTGCGTTTGCCGAGAGTGGCGGGGATTTAACCAAAGCATCTCAGTTACTAGCGCAACGCGGTCGTGGTCAGGCCGCACTGCAGCTTCAGGACAAAGCGGCGACGCAGCGCAAGACCCAGGTCGAGGAGAAACTGAAGCTTTGGGAATCGGCTGGTTCTGATGCTATCGCCTTAGACCAGCTATTTCGGCAGGCTCGAGCGTCGGGTGCTGATGACGCTACGGCGATTTCAAAAGTACAGCCGGTGTGGGCGAATGTCCGTCAGAAATATGCGTCTATGGGATTCAACCTGCCGGAGCAGTTTGACCCACAAACCAACTTCTCCTACATCGGCACGGCGAAGGAGAACATCCAATATCTGAAGACCCTCCAGCCCAACGTCCACATGACGGACACAGGAGGGACGGTAACGCCGACGAACACCAATCCTATGGCTGGACCTGTCGGCCCTCTGGCTGGCACTCAACCAATCGCCAAGACTCCAGCGCCGGCTGCACCAACGGAGCTTGATCGCCTCCTCAAGGAGCGCGATGCGCTACCGGCCGACGATCCAAGACGCAAAGAATACGATCGGGTAATTGCTAGCTACAAGGCTGGACGTGCTACTGATGTCACGATTGCCCAGCCTGGGCCGATGCAGTTGGGTAAAGAGGGCAGCAATACAGTAGATAAGGAATTGCTGCAGTCCACTGGGCGGATTATGCGTCTCAATGAGATTGGCGCTCAGTTCAAGCCCGAGTTTCAGACCACCGCTACACGCTTGTCTAACAAGTGGGCATCGATCAAGGAAAAGGCCGGTATTGGGTTAACGAACAAAGAAAAGGTCGATCTAACTGAATTTGCATCATTCAAAAGAAATGCCGTTGCCAACCTGAATCAGTACATCCACGACGTAACCGGAGCTGCGATGTCTGAGCAGGAGGTGCCCCGGATTCGTGCTGGTGTTCCTGATCCTGGTACCGGGATGTTCGATGGCGATTCGCCGACAGAGTTTAAGGCGAAGTTCGATGACACCATGCGCCAGTTGAAAATGGCTGAAGCTCGTTATGCGTACATCAAGCGCAGTGGCGGAGTGAGCATTACGGATGCTTCCGGTAAGCCGATCATTCCGCTAGAGAGAATGCCAAGCATCATGAACGAACGCGGCGCTGCGATAGAGAAAGAACTAAAAGCCAAGTCTCCTAGTGTTTCTGAGACTCAACTTCGAAAGGCTGTGCGCTCGCAGTTGGCGCGTGAATTTGGATTGGTGGAATGACCACAGACTACGCCGCTGATCTTCTCGGCGGCACGTCTCAGACACAACAACCGCCACAGAAGGATTACGCATCTGACCTTTTAGGTGGTCGCAAGGAAACCTTCAGCAAAAACATCTCTGGAGCAATTGATCGAGAACAAGCAGGGGCGGATTTCGGGACGCTCACGAAGGCGGCAATGGTGGACGACCCGACCACCAAGCTTAAGATTTTCGCCAAGTCGCGCTTCCCGAACCTGGATGAAAAGGAAGCCCTTTCCCGCTACGGGATAGTCAATGGGGAAGTCTATTACCTCACTGATGATGGGAAGGTAAAGAGCGAGCAACCGACAGGGGTTAAGAACCTAGCCGCTGGCATGGTGGCTGACCTTCCTGCGATTGCTGGTGGAGTCATCGGTTCTGTGATGGGTGCTCCAGCCGGGCCAGTGGGGATTGTCGGTGGCGGTGCTTTAGGCGCTGAAGGTGGCAAGGGTTATGGAAAGGTCATTGCCAATTTAGCTCTGGACGAACCGCAGACGGTTGGCGGTAATGCTGGTGCGATGCTTCAGTCTGGTCTATTTGAGGCCGGTGGGAACCTGCTAGGGCTGGCCTTTGCGAAAGCGTTGACCAGAGGCGCGGCTAGAGATATAGCCAAGTTCGACCCTGCCAAAGTAGCGGAGATCGACAAGAAGGCTAAAGCTATCGGGGTAGAGTTGAACGTCCCGCAGCTGACGAACCTCCCAAGCACGAAGGCGAAGTATGACGTTTTAGCGTCAATGCCAACGTCGCGGGACATCGTTGCTGAGAACGCACAGAAGCAGGCCAAGCAAGCGGAAGCTGCAGCCGAGAACTTCATTTCTAGAGTGTCCAAGGTAGCGGATGTTGATGAGGCTGGAACACAGGCTAGAGATGCGGCTAAGAAGGTAATTGCAAAACTCACGCAGGAGAGGTCTGCCGCAGCTCGTCCTCTTTATAAACAGGCTTTCACGGAGTTTGATGGCTTCACTGACGAGCAAGCTGCGCGGCTTGCACAACTGCGATCCAGCCCCAGTTTCCGCCATGCAGAGCGAGAGGCCGCGAGTTTGTATAAGGATGACTTGGCGACGATTGGCATTAAGGAGATGCCGCAGGCCAGCGCATTACGAGACTTGCATTACACGAAACTTGGCCTAGACAAGATGATCGAAGGCGGGATGCACGGTCCAGGCCCCACGCAAAAGAGAATGCTTGTCGGGCTCAAAAACGAATTACTGAAGGTGATGGACGAGGCATCACCTGCCTACGCCAAGGCGCGCGAGACGTTCGGCCACATGACGCCGAACATCAAGAGCGTGCAAGACGGGATCATCAGCAAAGTAGCTGGGTTGAAAGACGAGCAAGCGTTAGAAGCTGCTCGCATGGTCTTCTCGGACGGTCGTTCTCCGGCCGCTGTCGAAAGAATGCGAAACCTGTTCGTGAAGTCAGGTCTTGAGGATGACTGGAATGCGCTCTTAGCTTCTCATCTAAGAGAGACGTTTTCCAAGGCTGGGCAGGAGTTCGCTACGACTGGCGGGGCTGTAAATCAGGCTCCCAAGTGGCGGGCGATGTTGGCTGGTAATCCGCGCCAGTATCGACTAATGGAAAAAGCGATGTCGCCGCAGCAGTTCTCTGCGTTTAACGACATGATGGATGTCTTCGACGCGATGGGCAGGACTGCTGGCGCTGGGGCTGGCTCCCAGACTATGGCCCGTCAGGAAGGCGCTCGACTACTTAGAGACGAGGCCGGTTCCGGGATTACGGGTCAAGCTGCGAATCTGTTGAGTCCGCAGAATTTCGGGACTCGAGCTGCTAACTGGCTGTCCGAAGTGCGGTTAGGCAATCACGCTGAAAAGCTGGCCGAAGTGATGACTTCGCCGGATGGGATCAAGAGACTTCGTGAACTGAAAAGACTATCGCCTAACGATCAGAAGTTCATCGCTGGTGCGTCAGCGCTTTTCGGCATAAGCCTTAAGCCGGCCATAAAACCAGCCGATACACCACCCGCCGCACAGGAACAGTAAGAACAGACCAATCAGACTCAGGATGTCTCCCTGCTGTATGGCAATGGATGTGTCCGACCAGCGTTTGATGATCTGAGTAAAGAAGGAAATGGAGCCGAAGAAGGCTCCAAGAATCGCGTAGTGCCTCGTTGACCAGTTCACTGAGGTAAGACTAGCACCAACCACAAGGCCCGCCTAGAGCGGGCTTTTTCTTTTGGAGAACTAGATGGCCGTAAAGCTTAGTCCGTTCGGTCCAAAGCCGCATTTCGAGGACTCGAATGGCGATCCCCTGTCTGGGGGTCTGCTGTATTTCTATGCCGCCGGGTCATCGACGCCACAGGACACCTACACCACCTCCGCCGGTTCTACGGCAAATGCCAACCCGATTGTCCTCAATTCCAGGGGTGAGCCGGCATCTCAAATCTGGTTCACGGAAGACCAGACCTATAAAGCAGTCCTAAAAACTTCGGCCGGGGTTGAGATTTGGACCTCGGATAATCTATCCGGGATCAACGATACGTCCATCAGTCAGGATGAGTGGTCTGGTGGCACTACTCCTATCTACATTTCTGCAACGTCATTCAGCGTCACTGGAGACCAAAGCTCCACTTATCACGTAGGCAGAAGGATCAAGAGTACCAACACTGCTGGGACGATTTATTCCACCGTCACCGCTGTTGCGTACTCGACCGTAACCACTGTCACCGTAACTAACGATTCAGGGTCTTTGGATTCTGGGTTGTCCGCTGTTTCGTATGGGTTGATCAGCGCGAACAACCCATCACTTTCTCCAGAGATGATGTACCGAAAAGCCGCTGCTGTAGCGGCTGCGGCGTCTACGAACAT